CGGAACGCGGCAAGGCGCACCTGTGGTCAATGCAGAGAACCATCCTTGAGTCTGTTCGAGATAATCGGCGAACGGCAGTCCATGCCTCGCACTCAGTAGGTAAGTCCTATGTTGCCGCCATGGCCGCATGTTGGTGGATTGACTCTCATGTCCCGGGTGAGGCGTTTGTCCTAAGTTCTGCCCCTACGGCCGCGCAGGTACGCGCCGTCCTCTGGAGGACGATTAATCGTATTCATGCCAAAGCGGAGCTACCGGGAAGAATGAACCAAGTTGAATGGGTATTGCCTACTGGTTCCGACTCCGAAGAATTGGTAGCTATTGGGCGTAAACCTTCGGAACACTCCGAAGCTGCGTTCCAAGGGGTCCATGCCCGGTATGTTCTCGTGATTCTTGACGAGGCGAGCGGCGTCCCCGAATCGCTCTGGACGGCCGCCGAAAGTATAGCGAGCAACAAGAATGCGCGCATCTTGTGCATTGGTAATCCAGACCTCACATCAGGCCCTTTTGCGGACGCGTGTAAGCCCAGTAGCCCCTTTAACGTGCTGCACGTCGGGTATCAGCATTCCCCAGCCATGACCGGCGAGGATGTTCCGCAGCATGTGCTGGAAGAACTGATTTCCCCCGAATGGGTCGAAGACCGCAGACAGGCATGGGGGGAAGATTCCGCCCTATTTCAGGCAAAGTGCTTGGGGGAATTTCCGAGCGCATCAGCCGATCCATGGCGCGTGGTTCCCGAGGCGAACGCTGCGCAGTGCCGCTACATCGAACCGGCGTACAACCCCGATGCCGTACGCATCGGCGGGATTGACGTTGGTGGTGGTGGTGACCGTACGGTCCTCGTGGAGCGCGTAGGGAGCGCTGTGCGCCGTATCGAGAGCTTCGCAGACACTGACCCCATGAAGACGGTCGGCCGTTTGGCGAACCTGATCCAGGAGTGGAATCTTGAAAAGGTCAAGATCGACGTCGCGGGCCTGGGCTGGGGCATCGCAGGCCGATTGAGGGAAGTCCTCAAGGAGCGCGGGAGCAAGTGCACCGTCAAGGGGCTGAACTTCGCTTCCCGCTCAACACAGCCGAAGCGCTTCCTCAACTTGAGAGCAGAAGCGTGGTGGAACGGTCGCGAACTGTCACGAAACGAACTGTGGTCGTTGGCGAACCTTGATGACGACGCTATTGCCGAGCTGACCATGCCGCGCTATGAGATCGTAGACAGCTCGGGAAAGATCAAGATTGAAAAGAAAGATGAGGTGCGCGAACGCCTCGGGCGCTCCCCCGACATCGCCGACGCGCTGTTGCTCGCGTTCTACGACGGGACCGGGAACGCAGAGGCTCACGACCCGAGGCAGGCGTACGCGGGTGCACGGCTCGATGAGGTCGCGGGGACGTACAGCCACTTCGGCGGCCCGCAGATCGAAGGCTTGCCCTTCTCGATTCCGACGCCGCTCGGTGGCCGTCTGACACGCTAAAAGGGCCCGACATCCCCCGATGTCGAGCCCTTCGCATAGCCTTGCGGCATGTTCAGTTTAGCAGGCTGTCAGTCTCTGTCCTGCTCTCGTGCGCACCATTGGCACACTGTTTCCAGGTTGTCATAGCTGTCCGGTTTGAACCAGACACGGCGCACGACCTTGAGCATCTTCGCGGGCGGGGTCCGTCCGCAGTTGCTGGTGCACCGGTACCCGTCGCGCTCTTTGATGATCGGCGTGAACAGTTTGTGGTCGCCACCGACAGGCGGCATCATCGTCATCGTCATCGGGGCAGCCGCGAAACGAAGATCTCGGGAACGAGGGCACCGGGGTTGTCGGTCATCGACACGAGTCGGGTACCGACCGCGTTGGCGTAGGCGCGGGCACGCATCTCCCACGCGTTCATGAGGGTGGCGAACTTCGCGGCGTTGGTGAGGTCACCGGCCTGTCGGGCGCGGGCAGCGCGGTTCCGGTCGAGGTTGCGCATCGTGGTGGCCTGGTTGAGGAGAGCGAGAGCAGACATGGTCTTTGTCCTTTGCGTCGTGTGTCTTGGTACCTCTCCAAGGTATGCCGTGCGGGACCGACCGTCAAGACCGGCGAGCAAGATTTCTCGAATTATTTTGTGGGACCCCGGTGCAGCGTGCGCGCCTGGCTTGGTGTAGGGTAGAGACAACGACGGAAGGACATAAAGATGAACGTCAAGACCTGGGAAGTTGTCGAAGAGACGAACGCATGGACTGGTGAGGTCACCACCCGTCACCTTCGCTTCTACTCCAACACCGAACGCACCAACCGTACCTACTCGCAGGTGTACGAGCTGGCGGGACGAATCTACTGGTCAGCGAACATCTACATTGCTTTTCGTCCCGACCTCTCCCGCCTGTTGTCCGGCCGTTATGCCGCTGTCCCCGGTGCGCTCGCAGTGGCGAAGATGCGCGCCTCACGGATTGCGCTGGACGCGCTGCGGAAGGCAGAGACGCGGCGACACGCCGTGTAGGTCAACCGAATAGCGCCCCGGACTGTACGAATGTCCGGGGCTTTCGTGTGCCCAAAAGTCAGAGCGGTGCTCTCGTCTGTGCTACCGTGACTCAATGAGTGACACGGTGATTACAAGCGAATCGAGAGGTGACAGCCATGCCTAGCAATTGGCGATTGGCGAAGAGTCTCGACGTTCTGCGAGACGAGATCAAATCGAAGTATTCCGGGACTACTGTCTGGACTATCGGAGACGCTGACCACCAGAGCGGGTACTCAGATCACAACCCCACGACTAAGGGCGTTGTCTGCGCTATCGACGTCAAGGCCGATGGCGGTATGGAGCTCCACGCCTTCGTGCGGCACCTGGTCACGAACCAGCACCCGAACCTGCGGTACGTGATCTTCAATCGGAAGATCTACCAGCGTAGGAACAAATTCGCTGCACAGGACTACAACGGCAGCAATGCACATGCGACCCATGTGCACGTGTCCGTTGGCAACGGCCCGGATGGCCGGAGCACGAGCGGCTACGACAGCACGGCATCGTGGGGGATCGATGATCTCGGCAAACCCCCCGCGCCCTCCGCGCCAGCGAAGCCGAGCAAGCCGAGTACCGAAAAGAACAGGTTGGGGGACAAGATGCCGACGCTCAAACGCGGTAGCAAGGGAACCGACGTGCGCCGTCTGCAAGGGCTGCTCACTGCGAACGGGTACAAGACCGCCATTGACGGCATCTTCGGGCCGCAGACCGAGAAGAAGGTGCGGGCGTTCCAGTCGAAGCACGCGAAGCCCGTGGACTCCATTGTCGGGAAACTGACCTGGAATGCCCTGCTGGGTGTTTAGGTGCTGCCCGAACTGAGCCCTGAGGTATGGACCGCAGCGGGAATCATCGGGGCAGCGCTACTAGGCGGTATTGTAAGAAAGGTGTGGAATCCCTTGCGTAAGTTCGTCGCAACCGTCGATGCCATCGCGGGCAGGCCGGAGCGCTACCCCGGTGACGAGGAGGCGCAGCCCGGACTTGCCGAACGCTTCGACAGGATCGACAAGTCGATCAAGGGCGTCAACGAGAAGCTGACGGCGATGCGATCCGAAGTCGACGCCGTGAAGACGCATGTACAGAACCTGGAAACGGAGTGCCCGTCATGAGCGGACCACGCGCAACCATCTACGCACTCGGCGCGGCGCTGATCGCAGTGTTCGCCTACTACACCGGAGCTACGTCGGAAGAGGTCGCGCTCTGGGCTGCACTGCTCGCAGCGACGATCCCGTTCGGCGCGCTCGTTCTCGCGACCGTGAAGACGTGGCCGCGCAAGCCGAAGGCGGAATCTGATAATGCCTGAGTGGTGGCTAGTCGCGCTGGCATCGCTCGCGGCTTACCGAGTGACACGACTAGTCACCTCCGACAAGATCACGGAACCGATTTTTGATCGGCTGCGGTTCGGACTCGAACGCCGTTGGTACGAGAAGCACGGGCCGATCGGATCTGATACGCACTTCAATTCGAAGCTGGCGTACCTACTCTCGTGCCCGTGGTGCCTCGGATTCTGGGTGTGCGGCGTGTTCACGGTGGTACTATCGGTGGCGTATGGACTCGATTACCCGATACTCACATGGCTGGCGATGTCAACCGTGGTCGGATTCTTGGGACGCATCGACGGGGATTAGGGCAACACATGGGACTTCCGGCGTTCGGCACTACGCTCATAGCGTCCGCTTCCGTGCTGTCCCCTGCACGCGCCTACAATCCGCAATACACCTCCGTACAGGACCAGCTCTGGGATTACTACTACCGGCTGGAAGAGTTCTCGGCTGCGGTCAACTGGAAGGGCAACGCGCTTTCGCGTGTTCGACTGCTTGCAGCCGAGTACATTCCCGGTGGCGACGAACCGCTGCCGATCGCCGAAGGACCGGCTGCCGATGCGGTAGCTCGGCTCGCGGGCGGCATCGGCGGACAATCGCAGCTTATGAAGCTTATGGGGATTCACTACAACGTCCCCGGTGAGGGTTGGCTTGTCGGCCACGAGGACGAAGACGGCGAAGAGATTTGGGCGGTATATTCCGCTGACGAACTCCGTGTGCGCGAAGGCGTGTACCAGCTTCGTGTAGGCGAGTCGCAGCGCGCCTGGGAAGCGCTCGGGTCTGACACGATGGTGGTCAGGTTCTGGCGTCCCGACGAGCGGTACTCGTACCGCGCGACCTCGGTAGCGGCGCACGCGCTCGGGTCAATGAGCGAGCTTGATCTCATCAATAAGCGCATCGTGGCGGAAACCGTATCGCGTCTGGCGTCGAACGGCATCCTGCTCTACGACCGTGGCAAGCTCTCGTTTCCGCAGACCGCGAATCCCAGCGGCGTGGAAGGGCAGGACCCGTTCGCGCAAGTCCTCGTTGAGGTTGCGTCGCGCGGTATCAAAGACGCGATGAGCGCGGAAGCGGCGCTCAAGCTACCCGTGGGCGTCGACCTCGGGGACAACACCGAAACCAAACTTGCTGATGTCATGATGGCGTTGGATCTGTCGAACCCGATCGATGACAAGCTCATTCCCCAACGCGAAAGCGCGATCCGCCGTCTTGCCACCGCGCTTGATCTTCCGAGTGACCTGCTCCTCGGCGTGTCTGGCATGAATCACTGGGGTGCGGCACAGGTTGAAGAGTCCGGCATCAAACTCCACATTGCGCCTGACGCTGAGATGATCTGCCACGCGCTCACGAAGGGGTACCTCACCCCGGTGCTTCGCGCGGGCGGGCATGACCTGATCGGCCCCAACGGCGGCCGTATCGTCATGTGGTACGACCCGAGCGAGATCGTGCAGCGTCCCGACAAGTCGGATGACGCGATCCTGGCGTATGACCGACTGGAGATCAGCGGTCGGGCGTTGCGTCGTGAGATCGGCATGTCGGAATCGGACAAGCCGAGCTCTGCGGACTTGGACGAGATGACCGATAAGCTCGAACGCCGCAGCATGGGCGCGGCGGCTGTCGCGAACCCCCCACAGGCTGAACCTGAGATGGGTACCGAGTCAACGGAAGGTGACGCCGGTGCCGAAGACCCCGCGAATACACAGGCGCGGAACCCGGGTGAGGTCTGATGGCTACCGTTCCGCTGCAAACCCTGGAAGAACTCGAACTCAGTTCCGAGGAGTTCGAGACGTTGGTCATGGCCGGTCTCACGGCCGCGATGATCGAAGTGATGAACACCGAGGACATCGAACGCGCACTGCGTGAAGCGGATCAAACCGCGATGGACGCGATCGTGGCGATCTGGGCGGCGTATGTCGCAGCCGAGCTGTCCCCCGCGCTTGAGCTGAACATGCTGAACGCGAGCGTTTCCACGGTCGCGCACCTTGCCGAAGCTCTCGGTAACCCGCTTACGCTGCTCACAGATCAAGCACTCGATACCGAGCTGTATCTACAACAGGCAGTGAACCGTCTTGTGGGCATCGGTGACGCCCTTTGGTTCAACGCGCGTGCCGCGCTGGTTGAGGGTACTGAACTTGGCGAGTCGATTCCGAAGCTCGCCGCGCGTGTCCGTGACGCCGTTGGCGTGACCGAAGGTCGCGCACGGATGATTGCCAGAACGGAAGTCCACGGCGCACGCAACACGGTAGCTATGGGCACCATGCAGCGATTCGAGTCGGCATACGGCATCCCCTCCGGTGTCATGCGCAAGGAGTGGCAGGCGACCGGGGACACGCGCACGCGCATAGAGCACCGAGAAGCGGACGGCCAGACAGTCGCGTTCACAGAGCCGTTCATGGTGGGAGGATTCCCACTGGCGTTCCCGGGCGATCCGAGCGGCCCGGCTGCGCTCGTGATTAACTGCCGATGTGCAACTTTTGCGGTGTTTGACCCCAATGACCTGAACTTGAACGACAACGGCGCGGTACTCACGCTGAACGCCGCTGCCTACGAAGAGGAGCAACCCATGCCTTGGGAAATCCAGACGGGCAACCCCGGTTGCGACTCGGGTGAGTTTGCCGTGGTCAAGATCGAAGACGGCGAAGTCGAAGGCTGTTACGACACGGAAGAGGCGGCGCTCGCTCAAATGGCAGCGCTGTACGCGTCTGAAACAGATCGTGCAGCCCCAATGGCGCGAAACGTCGCCCCGTGGTCCGGCGTGATCGTGGTTGAAGGTGCACCCGCCTACGACGGGCAGGAATATGCGGTCGGCGCGCTGACGTGGCCCGAACTCGGTGCGACCGAATCACTAGAGATTCCACTCGGCTGGAAGTACGAACGCGCGCACGGCGGCGTTGACAACGGCAACACCGTAGATGTCGGGCGTGTCGACCACATCGAGCGCATTGGGAACGAGATTCACGCGCGTG